CCCCTTTTTTCTTTTTGGCTTTTCTAGCAATACGCTCGTCGTGATGGTGAATGCGGTGGCAGTTAGCGCAGAGCACAACGCATTTTTTGACTTCTTCCATAGCACGTTTAAATGCTCTGTTTTTGAGCAGTTTATTAACTGATGCTTCTTTAGTGCTGCTGTCTACGTGGTGAAAATCAAACGTGGCTGGGTGATTTTGCCCGCACTTTACGCAGGCTAATGTAGCTTTAAAGCTACGCCATTTATCTTTGTACTCTTTGGCGGAAGCTCTACTTGCCGCAATTACAGCGTCTTTATTCTTTTCATAGTACGTATTAGCGTACGTTTTTTGTTTAGTTTGCTTAACTTTTGGGTCTTTATACGGCATGTTTGACCCGGTACTTCCAATACAACGCCGTTTTGAAACCCCAAGGTTTAGATGGCTCAAACATTTTGAAACCCATAGCTATCAAACTATTTGCAGATGCAGGGTTTTCGTTGGTGTCAGTAATGACCCAATTCATACCTAATCTTTTGGCCACTTTAATACGCTGTCGGATAAGCCGCTTCTGGAGTCCCTGTCCTTGATGAGCTGGTGCAACGCCTGCGCGGCATAGGTACATAGTGTCAGACCAACGAGTAGAGGGGACAATACCACCGAAGCCAACCGCTTCACCGGTTTCTGAAAAAACAACATACCAATATCCTTTTGTAAGCGGGTAAATTTTGTCGTGGGGAAGGCATGTCTTTTGGAGCACAGTCAATAGGTCTACTATTTCTGGTAGATCAATATCGGCATGGACAATGCTATATTTCATGATCGTATGATGCCAAAAAATTGTGACAAGAAAAATAATGGTTGCACTGCTGAAAAAGCCATGATATAAACACAGTAATCCGGGCTTTCCGGTGCATCAAACAGTCCCGGCTGACGACATACAGATTGATGCGCCTAACTTGTATGTAAGGAAAAATCATGGCAGCTACCACGTTTAATGGACCCGTTCGTTCCCAGAATGGCTTCCAATCCATCACTAAAAACGCCACCACTGGCGCAATCACGGTCAACGCTACATTTGGCGCAGCCACCAGCGTTACAGATTTGACAACTACAAATTTGACAACTACAAATCTGGTTTTTACAGACCAAAATCACCCCACAACAGCCGCAATTAACGCAACGGCTACAGCCACTGCAGCACAAGTTGCAACTGGCTACATCACTTCCACATCTGCCGCTGCTACAACTATCACGTTGCCTACAGGCACAGCGCTTGGTGCTGCTATTGGCGCGATTCGCGGTACTGTGTTGGAGTTGTATGTGGATAACACCGCTGGTGCAAACACAGTGACGATTGCTGTTGCCACAAACGGTATTTTGTCTAGCGCTGCTGCTGACACCCCCGGTAGTTTTGGTGATTTGACAGTTGCTTCGGGTGTTACTGGCCTTGCCCGTTTCACCATCATGTTCTCAAGCGCAACAGCCTACGTGTTTACCCGTACTGCTTAATTGATCTAGGGGGCCTTGGCCCCCGTTTACAAGGAGATTAATTATGATTCAATATGACGTACGATCGACGCACGCCTCCGCTTCTGGTCTAATGATCGGCGGTCGTGTGCGTCTAAAAGGCGCAGTAATTTTCCCGTTCAGTTCTGCCACAGGGTATACCACGTTTGTGGACAATGTTTCTGCCGCAGGTACTTACGCACGCGCAACTACCACAGCTACGATCACTTCCGCAAATCACGGCTTGACCACAGGTCAGTGGGTGTACTTGGATTGGGATTTGACAGACAATCCTTATCAAGTCACTGTAACAGGCACTAACACATTCACGGTCACTGTGGCAAACAGTGGCGCAGCAAGTGGTAGCGTAACAATCTACACCAGTGTATTGATGCAGGCAGATGCCTCCAATGCGACCGCCTACACAGTTGTTATCCCCGGCGACGGCATCGTTGCGCGGAACGGTATTCGGGTGTTTCTTGCAGCCGATGTTCACACAACAATTTTCTACGGATAAGGAGTCCAAAATGGGACGAGCAGCAAAAATGGCAGATGATCAGTACCAAGGCGAAGTTCAGCCCGGTGCACAGAAGCAAGACATGGCTAAAGGTGGCGCTAAGCAGACCCCTCGCAAAACAGTGGCTCCTTCTGGTTCCACTACGCCGCGTGGTGTAGGTTTGGCTCGTAACAAGCCCTGCAAGATGTATTAATTGTGGCTAAGTCTCCAGCATGGCAGAGGAAAGAGGGGAAAAGCCCAACTGGCGGTTTGAACGCCAAGGGGCGAGCCTCCGCCAAAAAGCAAGGCATGAATTTGAAACCTCCCCAGCCGGAAGGCGGCTCCCGCAAGGACTCTTTCTGTGCGAGGATGGAAGGCATGAAAAAGAAGCTGACCAGCGAAAAGACAGCAAAAGATCCTGATAGCCGAATTAACAAAAGCTTACGGAAATGGAAGTGCTGAAATGGAACTGATGCTGTGGAACATTGGCTTGACAGCTCTTTTGGGCGTTGTTGGGTGGGTATTAAAGGATAAGTCTGATGAAATTAATCGTCTTCAGATTTTGATTAATCGTACCCGCGAAGAAATTGCCAAAGAATACGTCACAAAAGCCGAAGTCCATGCAGATATCAACCGTGTTTTGGATAGACTAGATAGGTTAGACGAAAAGTTAGACCGTTTGATGGGAGCAACAAATGCCCGCAGTCAGTAAAAAACAAAAGCAGTTGATGGATGCAGCGGCACACAATCCTGCATTTGCAAAGAAAGTAGGCATCCCACAATCTGTGGCGATGGATTTCAGTAAGGCCAGTAAAGGCAAAAAATTTAGACAAGGTGGCGATATGAACTATAAACACGGCGGACTCGCAAAAAAAGGCGAAGGCATTGCTAAAAAGGGCTTTGCTAAAGGCGGCATGGTCTCAGGCGTGGGCCAATCACAAGGTGAGACGCTTAGCCAGAACGTTAAGAAGAGCGTTCAAGGTGACAAAGTTAATGTCCGTGGTGTTGGCGCAGCCCGCGCCCGCACAGCAATGATCTATTGATATGGCTGTTTCCGGCGTATCCGATTTTGATCTGCAGTTTGACGACCTCATAGCTGAGGCGTATGAGCGCTGCGGTATTGAGGTGCGCGACGGTTACGACATGAAGACGGCGCTTCGCTCCGTCAACTTGATTTTTGCAGAGTGGGCTAACCGTGGTCTTAATCTGTGGACGATTGAGCAGCGCCAGCAGGTGCTAACGCCCGGGGTGTATGAGTATGACCTACCCGCGGACACGATTGACGGCCTCTCAGCCGTGATTCGGACCAATGCAGGCCAGTCTACCCAGCAGGACATCACAATCGACCGTATAGGCCGTGCGGAGTGGCTGCATGTGCCTAACAAATTGACCCAGTCACGTCCTGCGCAGTACTACATCCAGCGCACCGTGCCGGCTAAAGTGTTTTTGTACCCAGCGCCGGATGCAACGCAGACTTGGACGTTTGTCTACTACGCTATTCGCCGCATGGATAACGCGGGCGGTTTTACTAACACTGCTGACATCTCTTTTCGATTCTTGCCTTGTTTAGCGGCAGCGTTGGCGTACTACTTGGCGGTCAAGAAAGCGCCTGACCGTGTCATGCTGCTTAAGCAAATGTACGAAGAAGAATTTATGCGTGCAGCAGCAGAGGACCGTGAGCGCTCGGGCTTCTTTGTGGTACCTACGTATACACAGAGGTAACCCATGGCCTATGTATCAGGCAAATTTGCAATTGCGCTGTGCGACAGATGTGGCCAACGGTACAAACTCAATACGCTTATCAAGGAATGGACAGGCTTTAAGACCTGCCCTGAGTGCTATGAACCCAAGCACCCACAACTTGAGCCAAAGCGTTCAATAAATGAGCCACAAGCCTTGCAACAACCTCGTCCAGAGAGTAGACTTGGGGTTACCGTCTACGTCGGGTTCACGGCTGATACTTCGTTTGCTAGTATCGGAATGATGCCGATGCCTTATGCCAAACCATTGACTGCTCAAGCAGTTCTTGGAACAGTCAGAACGATCATCACATGACATACACCGAATTAAAAGCCGCCATCATTGCTTACACCGAAAATCAGGGGTTTACAAATACTGATTTGGCACTGTTTACAAAGCAGGCAGAGCAGCGTATTTACAATTCGGTTCAAATTGCCAATTTGCGCAAGAACGTTACCGGAGTCTTGTCTTCTGGCAACAAATATTTAGCTTGCCCTAACGATTATTTATCCAGCTATTCACTGGCTATTTATCCCTTCATAAGCACTACTGCAACAGGCACTGCTGGCCAATCAACGATTGTTGTAGCCAGCGCCTCGGGTATTGTTGTGGGTCAGTATGCTGCTGGAACAGGTATTGGCACAGAGGCCGTAGTGACACTGATTGTGGGCACGACTATCACATTGAGTGTGGCCAATAGCGGCACCGTATCAGGGGCAGTGACGTTCCAAGGTGATTACACATACTTGTTGAATAAAGATGTGAACTTTATTCGCGAGGTGTACCCTAATCCGCGTGATGTAGCGCTGCCCAAGTATTACGCTATCTTTGGCCCACAGTCCGCAAATGACGCGGAGTTGTCGTTCATTTTAGGCCCAACGCCTGATGCAAATTACTACGCTGAGTTGCATTACTACTACTATCCACCATCCATTGTGACTGCGGAAACAACGTGGTTGGGCGATAACTTTGACTCTGCACTTTTGTATGGTTGTTTGGTGGAAGCCTATACCTACATGAAAGGCGATCAGGATATGATGGTTTTGTACGATACCAAGTACAAAGAAGCACTGATGCTCTTGAAGAACTTGGGTGATGGTAAGCAACGTGGTGATGCTTATCGCGACGGTCAACTTAAACTGCCTGTGAGGTAATAGATGATTACAGCAGGACTTACCGATAGTTTTAAGCAGCAGTTATTGCTGGGTGTGCATGATTTTGCAACGGATACGTTTCGTATTGCGCTGTATACGTCCTCTGCTATTCTAGGACCTACCACAACTGTGTACAGCAGCACAAACGAAGTATCTGGAACAGGCTACACCGCACCGGGTCTGGTTTTAACAAATATCACTATCCTTCTTTCACAAGGGGTGGCATATGTTAGTTTTGACAATCCCGCATGGGCAGGCGCAACATTTACCACGCGTGGAGCATTGATTTACAACGCTACCAAGGCGGGAAAATCAGTTGGCGTGCTTAATTTTGGTGTAGATCAGACCATGTTAGGCCAATCTTTTACCATTCAACTTCCGACAAATAATCCGGAAAACGCATTAATCCGCATCTCTTAAGGAGCCTCACATGAGCTTGGACAAAATCACCGCTACCGACCAAGTAGCAGCAATTACAAAATACAACACCATGCCCTCTGATGAGATGGCTATCACTGGTACATACCATGCAGTTTGCTACGGCGCGGATGGTCAAGTCAAATGGGAAGCTCCTATTGAGAACTTGGTAACGACTGTTGGCAAGAATTTGACCTTGGATACCATCCTTGGCAACTCAGCCGCTGGCGCAGTTGTGATGGGATTAAAAGGTGTGGGTTCAGCTAACGTAGCTGATACACAAGCTTCTCACGCAGGCTGGTTGGAAGTGGGCGGTACTAACGCCCCTGCTTATTCTGGCAACCGTCCTACACCTTCTTTTGCTTCTGCTGCTGCATCTAGCAAGGCTACATCTTCTGCCGTGTCATTCTCTATGACCAGTACAGGCACTGTGGCGGGTTGCTTTATCAACATTGGCGGTAGCGCAACTAAAGATTCAACCACTGGCACATTGTTCTCTGCGGGTGATTTCTCTAGTTCTAAAGCTGTTGTTAACGGTGACACGATTGCAGTAACGTACACATTAACATTGACTTGATATGGCGTTAGCTTGGGGTGATGGCGCATGGGGTGATAACGCATGGGGCGGGGGAGAGACTTTTCCTGTTAGCGTTACTGAAACTACCGCATTAGCCGAATCTCAAGCTGCGGGTTTACTGATTGATGTAAGTATTACAGAGTCTTTGACTGGTGGTACGGCTTGGGGTGAGGATACGTGGGGTTCTGGCTCTTGGAGTGGCACATCAGGTATTCAGGATGTTCAGACTGTAGCTTTGACAATGAATGTGGCGGTGGCCGAATCTGCCGCTATTGCTGAAGACCAGTCTGCTACTGCGGTGTTTGCGGGGGCTGTAACGGAAACTGCGGCTATTGCTGAGACAAATGCGGCAATAACCAGCTACAACGTCAGTGTGTCAGATAGTCAGACAATTACAGATGATGAGGCGGCGCAGACAAGTTATAACGAGAGCGTAGCGGATTCAGTTGGTATTGTGGATGTACAGACAGCGGTTGCTACATTCTTAGGTAATATATCGGAGTCGATTGCAATAGCAGAAGCACAGGTGGCTGTGCTGATTATGACCATCAACGAGTCGATGGGTATTGCAGAAGGAACGACGGTAGGAACGTTTTACACAGAGTTTTTAACTGAGTCTGCGGCAATCACGGATATAAATACGGGTGGTGCAAACTATCAACTAAGCCGGACGGAAACGATGGCTATAACGGAAACAAATGGTGGACGATTCTTGTGGGAAATTATTGATGACACACAAGGCGTTACATGGCAAAATATCAGCAATCCACAAACACCGGGCTGGTCGGATGTTGATACAACGGAATCGCCCGGTTGGACACAAATTTCTACACAGTAGGAGCATTAAATGGCAAATACGGCACTAATCGGCCTCACGCTACCAGCCACGGGCACACTGTCCGGGCAGTGGGGCGACACAGTTAACAACGCCATCTCGCAAATTGTGGACGTTGCCGTTGCGGGTACACAGACGCTCACCACTGATGCTGACGTTAATCTTGCAGTTACTGTTGGTACTTATGCCAGCACTGGCTTGACATCTACAAGTTCTCAGTACGCGGTTCTTCTGTGTACAGGCGCACGTACAGCACTGCGCTTTATCAATACTCCCAAGCAGTCTAAGACCTACGTTGTCATTAACGATACAACAGGCGGCTTTGCAGTAACAGTTCGTGGCGGCCCTTCAACTCCTACAACAGGTGTAACGGTAGCTGCTGGTACACGGGCAATCATTGCTTGGAACGGTACAGACTTTGTTAATGTGGGTGGTGTCCTACCAGCAGGCTCTAACACGCAGGTGCAGTTTAATAGTTCTGGAGCATTTGGCGCTTCTTCTAACCTGACCTTTGATGGCACAACGCTGACGGCTAATGACCTAATTGATTCTTCACTGACAGCAAGTAAGCCTGTATTTACAAACGGCACTAAGAACTTGGTGTCTACTGGAACTCTTGGTGTTGACCAAGGCGGTACGGGTCTAACCACTTTGACTGCTAACAATGTGATTCTAGGTAACGGCACATCTACACCAACTTTTGTTGCACCCAGCACAAACGGTAACATTTTGACCTCTAATGGTACAACTTGGGTATCTTCAACTCCAGCGGCTAGTGGCTTGTCACAAGCAAAAGCCACTATGATTAACTTCATCTTTAGTATTTAAGGAACCAACATGGCAAATCCTAATCTCTTAGCCGCGACCACAGCTTCGGGCACAACAACATACCTAACACCCAGCGTAACAACCGCAGTGGTTTTGGTTCCTAACGCTGCTTCTAGCGGTCAGGTCTTCAAAATCAACCAGATCGTTGCAGCTAACGTAAACGGCACTTCAGCAGTTGATGTCACGGTGGCTATTTACACTAACGGTGCAGTAGCTCAAGGTTCTGCCCCATCTAGCGGCACGGCCTACCCGATTGCATCTACAGTGTCTGTCCCTGCTGATGCTTCTTTGATTGTTGTTGATAAAACCTCTGCCATTTATCTGATGGAAGGCTCATCAATTACGGTGACATCAGGTACGGCAAGCGGCATTACTTACACAATCAGCTACGAAGTTATCAGTTAAACGGAGGCAATCATGTCTCTTAAATGGACTGGTGGAGTTCTTTCGCCGACCTATAACGGCCTTAACTACCCTGTCACAACGGTGGAGTACCTTGTCGTGGCTGGCGGGGGTGGTGGTGGTCAAGCAGGCGGGGGTGCTGGTGGTTTATTGACTGCTACAGGATATTCTATAACTGTCGGTTCTGCCATTACTGTAACTGTTGGGGCTGGTGGTTCAGGTTCTATATTAAATACCACCGTGGGCACAAATGGTTCTAGTTCTGCCTTTGGTGTTATCTCAGCCATAGGCGGTGGTGTTGGCGCAACTCAAGGTGTGGGGCCTTCTGCTGGTAATTCAGGTGGTTCAGGTGGTGGCTCATGGTCAAATACTACCGCTGGAACAGGCACAGTAGGTCAAGGAAATAATGGCGGTATATCAACTCAAGCCGCCTCTAACTACGGAGTTGGCGGTGGGGGTGGCTCTGGGTCGGTT